CATGGCTTCAGACAAGTCGATGACATCTGAGGAGACCTCACTAGTCGAATTTCGAATAGTGTAGATCACTTCCGTCAGAAGACCAAGAGGATAGGTCGTAGTGGGCTTCAGGAATCGTTGGAAAGTCACGGTGTGACGATCGAACGCCTGAGTCCCAGCTTTGACGTTATCCTTTGAGTGCCGGACTTTCGCCCGGAACCAAACGAGTGTCTCGTCAAGAAAGTATTCAGACGAGTACCCATCTTGGTTAATCAGCGGCAACGTCTTGACTGTTCCACCGGAACCGTCAAGAGTCACCGTCAGGGATGAACCTAGCATACTACCTTCTCCTTGATAGTTATCCTACAACCCTCGAAAGCGTTGTACGAACAAGCTACCAAGGATCGACAGTTGCTTACCGTTGAGAAACGGTAAGTGAGCACTGAGTGAACCCGAGCTTAAGTCTCTACGTTTAGAGACAAAGCTGGCGTTACCTGTTCCGCCGGTGACCCAACTTGCGTCACCGCCGGATCCCAAACGGGAGTAGCTATGCTGTGAGGTAGTCTCCGTCATGATATTTGGCGTGAGATGCCCACACGGCACACCAGCACTGTTGGCTAACATGTAGTCACCAGTATTGGAGAACCAATCAACAATCCAGGACCAAGGGAAAATATCCCATGCGCCTTGGTTTAGACCAGTAATGGTCCACCCCGAGACGACATTCCGGGCATATTGATTGAATTTAGCTGTTCCGGGAGGAGCTGGAGGTAAGGAGGTAGGTAACCACCTTATCGTGCCCCAAGACCGTGCAGAGGTATAGGTTTTACGTATACCATACACGGTAGCACCAAGCTGTGTGTCAATGATCACAGGTGTGACCACTGCTTCAGCATGGGCATTTCCCAGTTTCAGGCGACGTTTGAGACCTCCCTTACTCCACAAACGCTCCAATTCCCTCGCTCGTTTATCGACCGAGGATTGAAAGTGAAGTAGAGCAGATACATCATGAATGAGGGGGATCCAACCGAATTGAATGGCAAGATTCCACTTCGCTAAGTCGCGAGGTGCAACATGCTTCTTCTTCTTCGAGAGGAGTCTCCCAACATCACGAAGCATCTTAGGGAGTTCAATCACATCTTGAGCCAGAGTTAGTGGCGTAACACCAGGACGACTCGGATTAGTCCGAGCGATCAAGGTAATAGCTCTATCACTGACTGAAGGTAGTGAAACAGCCAGATGTCCACGGTTGGTATAGAACGAGTCCACCATAGCATCGGTGTATGTCGTTTCATACCCTGGACCAAAAATCATGTCCCCGTTTAGCCTCTGTATGAAACGCCCATCGAAATGTTCGATGAGCATTGCATGATCATTGGCTTTACCAAGGACGTCTTCGCAGTAGTCATCCGCCAATATACCATTGTCGGGACTGTCTACGAAGACAGTACCGTTCACCTTTCTAAAAAGGCGACCGGTAGTATGACGTAAGGTTCTCCGTCTAATTCGGGCCATCAAAGTTCACTCATGAGGATGCGGGATTGCACGAGC